TACGAGATTCCTCTACGTCTCGTGGGCTCGGAGATGTGTATAAGAGACAGGAACACCGCCGGACTTCTGCCCTTTCTCGTCTGGCGGTGTTTTTATGCGGAGTATAGCATCAATGGTAGATGCGCAGGGTCGCGCCCTGTGTCCTTGGTTCGATTCCAAGTGCTCCGCTTTGTGATGTGAGTATACAGGCTGCACAGCTGAGGTCTGTTCTGGGAGTGCACACCGGACTTACATTGCAATGGTACCAAAAAGCAGATATCCGCAGATCTGCAAAACAAACAAAAATAGATTCAGCAATCTATATTTAGTGTCAGTACCCGAGTGCGGATAGGGTAAAGGGTGTCAATAAAAGGCATCCTACGGGTGTATAGCTCAGTTGGTTAGAGCCATCGGCTGTTAACCGATGTGTCGCAGGTTCGAGTCCTACTATACCCGTTGTGGACTGCTGCAAGGTTTCCTCCTTTTTCTTATAAATTTTGATTGTGTACTTGGTTATTTTGGTTTTTGTTGGCGTTATTAATTCTTTCAGCAGTAGTCCTAAATTCTTAGCATCCAGAGATGGGTGCTTTTATTATGTTACAAAGGAGTAAAAGCATGGGAGTTATTAAAAAATATTGTGCAAGCATAGTAAGACAGAATATGTCAGTACAGATCTTGTAAGGCAGAATGATGGCAGCTTTATCACAGAGCACACATGGAGATGCAAAGACTGTGGAAAACTGATCGAAGGGAGGAAGCATGGGAAAGTTTTACGAAAGCCGAAAGTGGAAAAAGAAAAGAGAAAACATATTAAGGCGTGATAACTATCAATGTCAAGAATCTAAGAGATACGGTAAATACGCAGAAGCTACGACAGTACACCATATCTATCCTCTGGAAGAGTATCCAGAGCTTGCACTTGTGGACTGGAATCTTATCGGCATGTCCACCGCACAACATGACAGGATGCACGACAGGAAGACAGGTAAGGTCACAGCTGCTGGATTGTACTGGCAGAGGAAAAGAAGAAGGGAGTTTGAAGCATGGAAAAAATCAAGATGTATAAAATACGGTGGAAAGGAAAAATAAGTTACTACGAGCATGGAGTGATGAATGTGATTAACAGTATTGTCGATACATGCATGGAGTGTTGCGAAGGGGATATACATACTAGCAGCAGTGTAAGTGGAGAACCTGTATCCAAAGAAGTGAAAGTAAATATAGTTACACTTGGCAAAGAAAAGGCGGACAGGATGGCAGAATGGCTTAAAGATATGGCAGGAATGGAAATGGAAGTTAAAAAGATTGAGATATCCCCCCTCCCTTTCGAAAATTAAAAATGTCTCAGGAGAATCGGGAGAGAGGACTCTTTCCAATGGCGCGGGATTCTGAAAATAAATTTTCCGGCAGATAAGGAGGTGAGAATAGATGGCAAGATACATACCGCAAAGGCAAACAATCATCGACAGAACAGTCAAATACATGAAAGAGCTCGGAACCTACAAAGTGCAGTATAAACAGGTGATTGAGATCTATGCAGATATGATTTACCAGTACAATGTGCTGAGCAAACAATTTGAAGAGTCTGGATACGAAGTGATTTTGGACACGGAGAAAAGCGGGGGTAAAAAAAGCCCTATTCTCGTGAGTCTCGAAAATCTACGGAAAGACATCGGAACGTATTCTGACAGACTGATGTTGAATGCGAAAACGTACAATGCGGAGATTGAACAGCCGAAAAAAGAGAAATCTGCATTTGCATTATTACTGGAAAAACAGCAGGGGAAGTAAATGGACTTATCCCGTATTAACAGTCCGCATTTCGATACGGCTGTTCGCTATGCGGAGGATATCGTAAGTAAAAAAGTATTAGTAAACATAGACAGAGTACTTGCGTGTAAGAGGTTTCTGACAGACTTAGAACGTGATGATTTAGATTTCCGTAGTGACCAATTCGATTTTGTGATTGATTTGATTGAGGGAACCGTACACCACGTACAGGGCGAGGATAAGAATGGAGTCAGTTTTAAAGGCACTCCAATGTTATTGACGGACTGGCAGAAGTTTGTATGTGTAAATTTGTTTGGATTCTTCCGGAAAGGCACAGACATTAGGCGTTTTAACGAAGCGCTTATTTTTTTACCAAGAAAACAGGGGAAAACATCCTTTAGTGCTGCGCTTGCTGAGGCGAAAAGCATTCTGGACAGAGGATCTGGTGCGAAGACATACATCGTTGCGAACTCTGTAAAGCAGACCATGGAAAGTTTTGGATTTTTAGTGGACAACGTTGAAACCTTGCGCGGAGATGTTAATAAACTTAGAATCCGAGACAATAATCAAGAACATTCCATCACTATTGATTTCGGAGACGGTACCGCTGAAATGTATGCGATCGCCAACCAGGAAGATAAATTAGACTCTTTAAACTGTAACTGTCTGATTCTGGACGAGCTGCATTCTTGGAAAAGAGCTGGGGCTAAAAAATATATATTGATGAAAAACGCCATGAAAGCATATCGAAACAAATTGTTGATTGGTATATCTACTGCTGGAGACATTCCGGACGGATTCCTTGCGAATAGGATTAAGACTCTTCATGACGTTTTGAATGGAACAATCACAGACAAAGCGTATGATTCCTATTTTATTTTTATTTGCAAAGCAGACCAGGATAAAGAAGGAAATGTTTTAAACAGCAAAGGCGAGATTACAACTTTGGATGATCCGGAAGTGCTACAGATGTGTACGCCGTCAATTGGAGTTACTGTTACAGTAGATGAGTTGCTGGATGATGCAGCACAGGCAATGAATGAACCGCAGTTAAGGGCGGAGTACCTGAATAAAACTCTGAATATCTTTACAAATGCTCTGAATGCATACTTTGACATTAACGAGTTTAGATCATCCGATGATGAATATAGCTGGACATTGGAAGAGCTGGCGAAGCTCCCAATCACATGGTACGGCGGCGCTGATTTGTCAAAACTTCACGATTTAACTGCAGGTGCAATTTATGGAACATATAAAGACGTGGATATCTGTATTACACACGCTTTCTTCCCAAGGGCAGCAGCAATTAAAAAAGCGGATGAAGATGGTATCCCACTGTTTGGTTGGGAAGAGGATGGATGGCTGACGATGAGTAATACAGCTACGGTGCTTCCCGATGACATTGTGAACTGGTTTATCTCCATGAAAAAGATGGGATTCAAAATCAAAATTGTTGGATTCGACAAGAAGTTTGGACGTGAATTTTTCCTGAAAATGAAAAAAGCAGGATTTAAAATTCAAGATCAGCCACAGTACTTCTATGTAAAATCCGAGGGATTCCGACATATTGAGGTAAAAGTAAAGAATAAGAAATTCTATTACCTGCATTCGGATGCTTTTGAGTACTGCGTACAGAATGTACGGGCGATTGAAAAAGTGGATGACATGATCCAGTACGAAAAGGTAGACGGAGACGGCGGCGTAAGACGAATTGACTTGTTTGATGCAGGGGTATTTTCGTGTTGCCAGATGTTGACTGACATGGCACTTGGAAATGCAGCAAATAAATGGTTAAAGAGAGAGTAGGAGAAAGAATGGGCGTGAAAGCAGAATGCGAAATCCTTTATTTATGTGATGGGAAAAGATGCGAGAAATGTAGTGGAAATTGCAAACATACGACTGATATATCTCACGCTAAAAATAAGGATGATTTTATTGACAGAAAATGTACTTGCCTTGGAAGAGCTGAAAACGGGAGACTGATTTTTGCAGAAGACGAAGGATAGGAGGCTAAAATGGCAAAGAAAAAGAAGCAGAAGAGTATTAGATCAGAACCACAGAATAAAGTATTTGTGTATCAGGGAGCTACGTTCTCTGATTTTTTATTGCCTTCCGGGTACACAACGCTGGCGCAGAACCCGGAAATTCGGGCGGCGTGTCAGAAAATTGCGGATCTGGTTTCCGGTATGACAATTCACCTGATGGAGAATGGCCCGCATGGAGACATCCGGATTAAGAATGAGCTATCACGGAAGATTGACATTAATCCGTATTCGCTGATGACGAGAAAAGCGTGGGTTTACAACATTGTTTACTCAATGCTCTTGCCAGGTGACGGGAACGCAGTCGTCCTTCCGGTGATGAGGGATGGATACATTGATGAGTTGATTCCGCTGAAGCCGTCCATGACGAGTTTTGAAGAAACGCAGACAGGATACAAGGTGATCTATGGAAGTGAGGAATATGATCCGAGCGAAGTGTTGCACTTTGCGATCAACCCGAATCCGGAGTATCCGTGGAAGGGTACGGGCTACAGGCTTGCTTTAAAGGATATTGCATCTAATTTGAAACAGGCGAATGCGACTAAGAAATCTTTCATGAGCGGACAGTACATGCCAAACGTCATTGTTAAGGTAGATGCAATGTCGGAAGATTTTGCAAGCGAAGCCGGAAGAAAGCAAATTAAAGAAAAATATTTGAAAGAATCGAAACCGGGTGAGCCGTGGATCATACCTGCGGAATTTCTGGAGGTATCCGAGGTAAAACCACTATCCCTTAAGGATATCGCAATCAATGAATCGGTCGAGATTGATAAGAGGACGGTAGCATCCCTGTTGGATGTGCCGCCTTTTTTTCTTGGGGTCGGAAGTTTTAACAAGGATGAGTATAACAACTTTGTCAGAACAAGGGTAAAATCCATTGCTGATGTATTTCAACAGACATTGACGAAAGGGCTGATTCAGAGCCCGCATTGGTACTTTAAATGTAACTCAAAGAGCTTGATGGCTTACGACACCAAAGAACTTGCGGAAATCGGAATGAACCTATATATCCGAGGAATCTATACAGGAAACGATGTATTGAACTTGATTGGTGACTCTCCGAAAGATGGATTAAACGATCTGATTATCCTTGAAAACTTTATTCCACAGGGGATGATCGGAGAACAGAAGAAATTAAGGACGGGAGGTGATGAATAGTGGAACGAAAGAAAGAAAACCTAACCAGATCGTGGAAAGCAGAATTTGAAACAAGAGAAGCGGAAGACGGGAAGAAAACAATTTCCGGTTATTTTGCTGTGTTTAATTCCGAAACAGAGTTGTGGCCGGGAGCTTACGAAGAAATCGCACCAGAAGCGTTTGCAAATACCATGAGCAACGACATCCGCGCTCTGACAAACCATGATGACACACTTGTACTTGGACGGACAAAAGTTGGAACTTTACGCCTGAGAACCGATACAAGAGGTCTATGGGGCGAAATTGATATCAATGAAAATGATTCAGACGCAATGAACCTGTATGAGAGGGTAAAACGTGGAGATGTGGATCAGTGCTCGTTTGGATTCAATATAGTTCGGGAAGAAACCGATTGGAGAGATGACGGCACTGTGAAATGGACAATACGAGAAGTTGATCTGCACGAAGTGTCTGTATGCACATTCCCGGCTTATGAAGATACGGGCGTACAGGCGAGACATGCACAGGTGGAGCAGTATCGGGAGAAACAGTTGGTGCAGTGGCGAAGTAATGCCACGAAGAGATTGAAAGGAGAAAAATAATGGCTTTAAGACAGTTGATGCTTGCGAAACAGATCGCAGACAAAGAGAAAGAATTGGAAGAAATCCGTGGAAAAGACGCAGATTTTGAGACAAGAGAAAAGGAATTGGAAACATCCATTGAAGAAGCAAATACAGAGGAAGAACGCTCGGTTGTGGATGAAGAGATTACGAAGTTTACTGAGGAAAAAGAGGCGCACGAAGAAAGAAAAAGTGAGCTTGAAACAGAGCTTGGCGAGCTGCGTGGAAAAATGAAGGAGTATGAAAAAGCTCCAGAAAAACGTGAAAAGGAGAAAGATATGGGTAAAAGAAGTGAAGAAATCGAAGAGGCAAGAAGCGCAATTAACGCATTTGTGAAGTCCAAAGGGCAGGTAAGAGAGGGCGGATTTAAAGAAGCAGATGCCGGTGCTCTGATCCCACAGGAACTCCTTGCACCACAGGAGAAACCAGAGGACATCGTTGATTTGAGAAACTATGTAAAAGTAGTAGGCGTAAACAGTGCATCTGGAAAATATCCAGTAATTGCGAAATCTGGAAGCAAAATGAACACTGTAGAAGAACTTGCGCAGAACCCAGAACTTTCCAAACCAAAAATTACTGAAATTAGCTACAACATCGAAACAAGAAGAGGATATATCCCGATTTCACAGGAGGCGATCGATGACGCTGACTATGATGTAACAGGTCTGATCCGAGATGAAATCAATGACCAGTCCGGAAACACAATCAACACAGACGTTGCGACTGTATTAAAAAGTGCAACACCTAAGACTGTGAACGGGCTGGATGGATTGAAAGATTTAATTAACAAGGATATTAAGAAAGTCTATCCAGTGAAGCTTATCATTTCAGCGTCTCTTTACGCAGAACTGGACAAGCTGAAAGATAAAAATGGAAGATATCTGTTGCAGGATTCTATCACTTCCTCAAGCGGAAAGGTGCTGTCTGGCAAAGAGGTAATCGTTTTGGATGACGAAATGATCGCAGGAGCTGGCGAATTAAAAGGTTTTGTCGGTGATCCGAAATCATTCTGCACATTCTTCGACCGCAAACGGACAAGCGTTGAATGGGTAGATAACCAGATTTACGGCAAACTGCTTGCCGGAGTTGTAAGATACGATGTGAAGAAAACGGATACAGACGCCGGATTCTACATTACATACACACAGGGGGAATAGTTCCCTCTGACGATGTAGCCTTAGTTGGCAGAGGGAAAGTAGGCAAGGCAAAAGTAGGTAAAGCAAAATAGTATAATGGAGGTATTCAAAATGGCATACGAACCAACTACATGGAATAATGATGACGTTATTACAGCAGAGAAACTGAATAAGTTAGAGCAGGGCGTGAAGAATGAGCAGGTTGGACCAGCAGGAGCAGTAGGACCGGCAGGACCAGCAGGAGCAGTAGGACCGAAAGGAGACAAGGGAGATCCAGGCGCACAGGGACCTGCGGGACCAAGTTACACTCTTCCAGCGGCGAACAAAACAACGCTTGGCGGCGTGAAACAGATGGCTTTGATTGCAGATTTGTCCACAGAAACAACAACTGACCTGAAAGATAAAATCAATGCGATTCTTGCGGAGATGAAAAAACAGGGGATCATGGCGAATTCATAAGGAGTATGCTTATGAGAGTGATTGTATTGCAACTATTAAAAGGCAGACTTGGAATCTCTACAGATAGTAGGGATTCCGTCCTTTATGCGATCATAGATGGTATTCTTGACGAATGCAAAAATGTACACGGCGTTCGCATCACGGAAGAGAGATATGACCACATCCTGTTTGTGCTGGATTGGGCTACGTGGAAGTACAATCATCCAGAAGACGGTGTGATTCCAAGAAGTATACGGTTTCGGTTGAACAATCTGATGATTAAGGCGGTGCAGAATGAATCGAACATGGGATGAAAAAGTAGTATTGATATCTTCCAACGGGTATGAAGAGGACGAACTCGGTCAGCAAGTACCGATTGAAACGGAACAGGAGATCTGGTGCTGTAAAGAGCAAGTGTCCAGAAATGAGTTCTACCTTGCTGGACAGAACAACATGGAAATTTCAGAGATTTTGATCGTGCATCCTTATGAATATGGAGGACAGAGGTATATCCGATTCCACGGAAAGAAACTGAAAGTGGTGAAAACGTATCAGATCAGCATGGAAGAGTTGGAACTGACCTGTACGGAAAGGATTGAAAAATGAGCGAAAGCATAAGTGCTGACAAACTCGCAAGAGAAATTATGCGGCAGATGGAAGAATACACAGAAGAAGTAAAAGAAACCACACAGGATGTTGCCATGAACGTTTCCGAAAAAGCTGTGAAGAAGTTGAAAGCAAACAGTCAAAAGAGCAGCGGACGGTACGCAAAAGGATGGACAAGGGAATCTGGGAGAGATGGAATAACAGTGTATAATAAAAAACCGACATATCGCCTAACTCATCTACTGGAAAAAGGACACCAGTTGAAACGTGGTGGAAGAAAAATCGGTGAAGTACGAGCATATCCGCATATCGAAGAAGTGGAACAGGAATGCATAAAAGAATATGTAGAAGAATTGGAAAGGAGACTGTGAAATGACATTGCCAGAATTAAAAGACAAGTTAAAAACGCTAAATCTTCCGATTGCGTATCGTTGTTTTGCAGTCGGTCAAGTACCAGAATTACCGTACATCGTATACTATGCGGACGAGGATATCGGATTTTATGCGGATGACACCGTGTATTACGAGGGATACGCCGTCACGATTGAGGTATACACGGATCAGAAAGACTTGCAGTTGGAAGAAAAAGTAAAGGAACTATTAAACAGTAATGAACTCACGTATGAATCGTACGAGAGTTTTTTAGATTCTGAAAATATGTATTTGAAAGCATATGAAATTGAAATATAGGAGGTAGCGTATGGCTGCAGGAAAAGAAAACAAAGTGGAATTTGGCTTAAGAAACTGTTATTACGCCGTTATTACAGTAGATGATGGCGGAAAAATCACATACGGACCGCCCAAGAGATTACCTGGAGCGGTAAGTATCACATTCGACAAGAGCGGCGACCTGATTCGGTTTAAAGCAGATGATATTGATTATTACACCAATGCAAATAATCAGGGATACGAGGGCACACTGACGCTTGCAAGAGTACCGGAAGAATTCCGGACAGAAGTGTTAAAAGAGGAGAAAACAGAAAAAGGTGTGATTCTCGAAAACTCTGACGCACAGGTGGCAAATATCGCACTGATGTTCGAATTTCAGGGAGATGTCAAGGCGACAAGACACCTCTTTTATTACTGCTCTGTAAACAGACCATCTGTTGGAAGTACAACAAAAGATAGCGGAGAACCGAACACAACAGAACTTTCGCTTGTGGCAAGTCCGAGACCGACAGACAACTTAGTTAAGGCATCCACAGCGGCAGGAGTTGATGAAACAACATATAACTCTTGGTATACAACAGTGTATGAAAAATTGGGGGAATAGCACCCCCTGAAGACCTCGCCTTGGTAGGCAGGGGGAAGATTGGAAAGGCAAAAGTAGGTAAAGCGAAATAAAGGGGTGGAGCGATCTGCCCCAATAGAAAAAGTGGAGGATGTTATGGAAAAAACAATTTACATCGACGAAAAACCAGTGAAATTAAAATCAACCGCAGCATTGCCGAAGAGATATAAGGCGCAGTTTGGAAGAGATTATTTTGCAGACTTGATGAAAGTAGCGAAAGTGTTTGGAAAAGGAACGAAAAGGAATTTTGGAATACAGGACATTTCTTTCGCTTCGCTTGACCACATGGACATGGAGGTGTTTTATGACATCATCTGGACAATGGCGAAAACGGCAGACAGGACGATTCCTGATCCATTGGAATGGCTAGATGGATTTGAAGTATTTCCACTTAATGAAATTATGGGAGAAGTAAAGGATTTACTTACAGACACCATGCCAACAAGTAAAAAAAAATAAATGATAAAGATTCATCAAGTGGAGAGCCGTTCACAAATGAGTCTTTTTTTTATGTTTGCCGACAGGTTGGACTGACCAGTGAAGATATGGAAGAAATGACCATTGGGGATTGCTTGGACTATGTACAGGAGTATATTGATAACCAGAAAAAGGATGAAAATCCTACTGCGAGAAAAGCAACACAGGAAGATTTTGATAATTTTTAAAGAGGTGAGAGAGTGGCGAATAAGAAAATAAAAGGAATCACAATAAAATTCGGTGCGGATACAACGGCGCTCAGCAAAGCTTTAAAATCCGCGGAAGATACATCAAAAAGTCTTGGTAGCGAATTAAGCTCTGTAAATAAATTATTAAAATTTGACCCGAAGAATACGCAGTTGCTTGCACAGAAACAGGAGTTATTAAGTAAACAGGTCGAAAATACCAAGGAAAAGCTGGAAGCCTTAAAGCAGGCACAGGGAGAAGTAGAAAAGAAGTTCAAATCTGGTGACATCGGAGCGGAAGAATACCGAGAATTTCAGAGGGAAATTGCGAAGACGGAACAGGATTTAAAATCTTACACCACGCAGATTAGTCGAATGGAGACTGAGCAGAAATCCCTAAAAGAAAGCACGAAGCAGTTGCAGACGCTGTTTGAAGCAACCGGAAAGTCCCTAGATGATTTTCAGGACATCCTCGGAACGAGGCTGACGAATGCCATAAAAAATGGAACGGCGAACAGTGACGATCTGACAGTAGCGCTTAACAAGATAGGAAAAGAAGCGTTTGGGGCAGAAACTGACCTGTCAAAGATGAAAGCTACATTGAATAAGGTAGATGACGGGGCGAGTATTGATGAAGTGAACAACGACCTGAACGAGATGAAGAAGAATTCAGGTGAGGCAGGAGAAGCACTGGACGGTATCGGAAAAGGAATTGTTGCAGGAAACATGATGCAAGCCGCTGAAATCATAGCAGATGCAGGGCAGAAGATAAAAGAGTTTAGTGACAACGCAAAAGAAGCATTTAATGAGGTAGATGCCGGATCTGATGCAATCATAACAGCGACAGGTGCTACAGGGAAGCTTGCTGAAGGAATGGATAATGTCTATAAAAGCATTGCGTCCAGCCTTCCGATAGACAACCTTGAAAACATCGGAAAAGTAATTGGGGAGATGAATACGCAGTTCGGGTTCACCGATGAAAAATTACAACATGCATCTGAAAAAATGTTGAAGTTTTCGGAAATTACTGGATCCGATGTGGTAGCATCAACGCAAAATGCAAAACAGGCGATTAGCGTATTCCACATGTCGAGTGATGATCTAGACAGCGTACTTGATGATGTTGCAAAAACAGCGCAAGACACGGGCGTATCTGTAGACGATCTATTTCAGAAAGCGATTGAAGGAGCACCACAGCTACAAGAATTGGGATTGAGTTTCTCGGACTCAGTAAAGCTGTTGGGGGCATTTGAGCAGGCAGGAGTAGACGGGTCTGCCGCATTAAGCAGCTTATCAAAGGCAGCGGTAAATTATGCAAAAGACGGGAAATCACTCACTGACGGTTTGGCAGAAACGCAGGATAAAATTTTGAATGCGACTGACCAGACGGAAGCATTAAACGCCGCCGCCGAGGTATTCGGAACAAAAGGTGCTGTGAGGATGGTAGATGCCATCCAAAGAGGGGTTCTAAACCTGAACGACCTAGGAGGCGCTGCCTCAGACAGTCAGGGGACTGTGGAAACGACTTTCAGCAATACTTTAGACCCGATTGACGAAGAAACGGTTGCGCTAAATAACGTAAAGTTGGCTATGGCTGAGTTTGGGAGTGCCATTTCAGAAGCAGTAGCCCCAATTCTGGAAGCACTTGTTCCTATCATTCAGAAAGTTGCAAAGTGGTTTAGCAGTCTTTCTGGAACAAGCAAGACTATTATAGTCGTAATCGGTGGGATTGCAATGGTGATTTCGGCTTTACTACCGATTCTTGCGGTTGTAGCTGGTGGAATAGCAGCGGCTGGAGGTGCAATGGCATTTTTGACAGGAGTGCTATTACCAGTAGCCGGAATTATTGCCGGAATTATTGCAGTGGTTGCAGCAGTTGTGGCAGTAATAAAAAACTGGGGAGATATCACAGACTGGCTGTCCGAAAAATGGAGTGCATTTAAGGACTGGATGTCTGGATTATGGGATACCATATCCGAGAAAATACAAGAAGTGTGGAACGGCATTAAGGATTTCTTTGCTGATATCTGGGAGCAGATTTATAACGTGATAGAAGGGCCACTAAAATTCATTGAGGGAACAATTGGTGCTGTCATGTATGCAATATACGCCGTTATTTACACAGTGTGGGAAGTGATCAAGTTCGCGCTTGAAAAGGCGTGGAAATGGATCAGTGATACTGCAAGTGCTGTTTTCGTTCCAGTAGCTAATTTCTTTTCCGGCATCTGGAATGGAATCAAGGATACTGCAACCGGAATCTGGAACAGCATTAAGGGCACGCTCGGTGGAATATGGGATTCGATCAAAGAGAAAGCTATGGACGCTTTTTCATCCGTTTGGGAATTTATAAAAGACGGTTTTAACAGACTAAAGGACACGCTTGGTGGAATTGTAAAAGGAATTGCACAGGCAATCGTAAATCCGATTGGCGGAGCGGTAAACGGCGTGATTAACGGCGTGAACTGGGTGCTCGACAAAGTTGGGTCAGACAAGCAATTTGCATTGTGGGAAGTCCCGAAGTTTGCAAGAGGAACTGGTGGCATTCCAAAAGACACGCTAGGTATCGTAAACGACCAGAAAGGCTCTACATACAAAGAAATGATCGTTCCACCACATGGAAAACCATTTATTCCAGAAGGAAGAGATGTAGTTCTGCCACTGGAAAAAGGAACGAAAATCATGCCAGCCAACCAAACAAAGAGTTTTCTGGAAGAACTTCCGCATTTTGCAAGTGGAATCGGTGAGTTTTTTGGCGGTGTCTGGGATACGGTTAAAGACTTTACAGGAAATGCATGGGATTACATCACGCACCCAAGTAAAATTGTGCAAATTGCGATTGATAAATTTACGGATTTAACGGGAGCGTTTGAACCGTGGATATCCGTTGCAAAAGGTGCTGTCAATACAGTATTTGATAGCGTTGTTGGTTTTGTAAAAGGGATATTTGATACTCAGTCACATGTAAACTACAATCCAAGTGCAGGGGTAGAACAGTGGAGAGCACTGGCCACAAGGGCATTACAGATGACTGGGCAGTATTCCGAAGCTAATTTGGAACGCCTGTTATACCAGATGCAGACAGAATCCGGTGGAAATCCGAATGCGATTAACAACTGGGATATCAATGCGATTAATGGGACGCCATCCAAGGGACTTATGCAGGTCATTGACCCGACATTTAGAGCCTATGCAATGCCGGGATACGATAAAAATATCTACGATCCGCTGTCCAATATGCTTGCATCCATCCGGTACGCAGTGTCTACGTACGGAAGCCTTGCAGCAGCTTATCGTGGAGTTGGGTACGAGAATGGCATTGGAGATATCAATTTGTCCGATCTATTACCGAGTCTGCCGATGTTGGACGTGAAATGGTTTAAAGATGGTGGAATCCTTACGAAGCCAGCATTATTCCAGATGCCGTCCGGAGGAATCGGTGGTGCTGCGGAAAGAGAAGCAGAAGCAATCACACCGCTGCGATCGCTAAAAGGTTATATTAAGGAATCAATCTTGGAGATTATGGGCGAAAAGGATATTAATCTAAATATCAATCTGACAACGACGCTGGACGGAAGAGTTGTCGCACAGCAGACGGTTGGATATGCAAGACCGATGATAAAAAAGATGGATGATTTCGAGAAACTATTAGGAGGTGAGAGAGTTGGGCTTGCTTAAAGCAACCTATGGAGGCGTGGATATTCCGGTTAAGATTACAAGACTTGACCGGAACTTATCACCTTCCATCACAAATAATACAAGGAGCATTGAAAATGTAAATGGAGGAGAGTTTACGCATTCCACGTACTCTCCAAAACAGATTGTAATGGAGTTTCGTATTTCAAACTCTACGGCAAGGGAACTCAGTGAGTTCCGCAGAAAAATGTCAGAAATTCTGTATAGTAAAGAACCAAAGAGACTGATTTTTTCTGACGAACCAAGCATTTACTATGAAGCAATCGTGGATGGGGAACCGGTACTGGGAGAGGATGATATGTACAGCACCGGCACGATCACATGGCTAATCCCTGACGGTGTAGCATACTCCACCGCAGAATTCGACTTCTATGGCGTCCAGAATAACGGATACCAGACCATTACCATCCAAAACAACGGTACCGAATGGGCAGACGTGGACTACGAGATCACGCACCAACACGAAAACGGATTTATCGGACTTGTGAGCCAGTATGGAGTGATCCAGCTCGGAAAACAGGAAGAGGCGGACGGAGAGAACTACGAAGCGTCCGAAGAACTGTTTAACGGTTACGGCTTGTTTCAAGATGATCATGGCACCTCTTATCAGAATCCGGAAAACACAACGCAAGGAACGTTGGAAGTACGGAATGTTGCCGGATATAACGTGATGGCATTAAAAGGTGGACAAGCAACATCCGGATACTGGAACGGTGGAATGAAAACACTTACTATCCCGGTTGACAGCGAGGGCAGACGTGGGGCAAAGAACTTTTACTGTTACACGCAGCACTGGTTCGAGACTGGATTGATGGGACAGACGGGAGCACAGACTATTGCATTCCTGACTGGGGATAACGAGGTGATCTGCGCCATGTCTATTAACAAAAGTGATACGGCTGGTAATACGGCTCGTATCGAGTGGTTTGCTCCCGGAAACACCTTAATCAGACGAGAAGAGTTCCAACCGACAGCCTACGAGGGAAATCCGTTTAACCTAAAAATGGGTGGCGGTCACAATGACTTTTTGAAAGAGGGAGAAAAGCTGCGGATTTTCTGGTATGGCACTTACAGGGATCTCACGATCCCGGAAATTAAGGACATGGAATGCGAAAAAATCCAAATCTGGATCGGACAGTGGGGAGACCGAAATCTATCAAACCAGTACGTCACACACAACTATTTAAAAAGCATCCGATTCCGGAAAGACAATGTCGATAAGTATAAGGATGTGCCGAACCGGTATCGTGCCGGAGATGTGGTGTCTATAGATGGAGAGAGTACAAAGGTCTATGTAAACGGGATGCCGGCAAAAGGAGATGAGATTAATGGATCCAATTATCCAAAAGTTCCACCGGGGACAACGGAAGTCCAGTTCTGCTATTCTTCCTTTTCATCTCCACCGCCGCATATTAAAGCGAAAATACGGGAGGTTTACTTGTAATGGATAACATCAGAATTGCGATTTTAAGTGCAAATAACACGCCAGTAGCGTACATGGACAACGGGCATAAAAAATCCATGCACTACTGGGGAGACGAGCTGCACGAATACTTACAGGGTACGGCAAATACTTGCACTTTTACGGTAAATGCAAAGCATCCAGACGCGCAGCATATCACGGTCGGGAATAAGGTAGCGTTTACTTATAAAGGTAAATCTTACTACTTAAACATTGTAAATACAGACCAGACAGAACAGACAATCACAGCTACGGTATGGTCGCTGTCGTTTGAGTTAATCAACGAGGATGCCGGCGAATATAAGGCAGAAAAAGCAATGAGCTTTGAAGAGTACCTTGCCGTGTTTGACGCAGAGAGAACGCTAAAATTAGGGCTTAATGAGGTATCAGATAAACGGATTGCCAATGAGTGGACAGGCACAACGTCCGTATTAAAGAGGTTATTCTCCCTGGCTAATGTCTTTTCTGCGGAGATCGAATTTGAGACAGTACTGAACAGAGACTACTCTTTAAAAGAGATTGTCCTAAATGTATATCGGAAACACTCCGATACAGACAGCGGAGTCGGAGAACACCGGAATGACATTGTACTGCGGTACGGGAAAGGAATTACCGGAATTCGAAAAACCACAGATGCCGAGAAGCTTTACACCTGCATCCAGCCGACCGGAAAGGACGGTCTGACAATCAATGGTCTTGACAAGAAAGAATACGATGAAAACGGCAATATCGAGTACTTTACAGACGGTGCGATCATCCGCGCACCACAGGCAAGGGACCGGTTCCCATCCAACATTGTAAATAAGGCTGATGCTTATATCCTGATGCGTAAAGAGTACGATACAGACAGCAAGGACAAGCTCTATAGCATGGCTCTGTCTGATCTTAAAACAGCATCTGAACCGGTGGTGACTTACGAGGTGGACGGATATTTTGACACCAACATCGGGGACACCGTGAGGATGCAGGATCAGGAGTGGACACCAGTGCTTTATCTACAGGCGAGAGTGTCCGAACAGGTGCGCAGTCTTACCAATCCAAAAACTGCAAAGACGGTATTTACAAACTACAAAGAGCTTACATCCGAAATTTCGGATAGCTTGTTGCAGAGGATGGAAGATCTTATCAACAAAAATAAGGTCTACACTTGCTCTATCTCAACAAACAACGGCATTATCTTTAAAAATGGCATCGGTAGCACTACTCTGACAGCTTACGCTTACGATAACGGCGTGGACGTCACGGGCAATCTGGAAATCCGGTGGAGTAAAGATGGGACAGAGTTTTACGTTGGCAAGAGTGTTACGGTAAATGCTACTGACGTGGATACAAAGGCGGTGTACTCATTTGAGGCTCTAGAAAATGGGATAAAACGTGGGTATTACGAGGTCACAATCACGGATGTAATGGATGGAGAGGATGGAAAAGACGGGGAACAGGGTCCGCAAGGTGAGAAAGGAGAGCAAGGCGAACAGGGACCTCCTGGTCCACAAGGCGCTCCGGGATTGGATGGTATACAGGGTCCAAAAGGGGATCAAGGAATCCCGGGAAAAGACGGAGTTGACGGAAAAACACAGTACACTCACATTTCTTATGCAAACAGTGCAGACGGGTCTAAAGATTTTTCTGTATCCGACAGCAATCGGGATTATGTCGGAATGTACGTTGATTTTACGCAAAATGACAGCACAGACCCGAAAAAATACGCGTGGAGTAAGATCAAAGGTGCGGACGGAGCAAACGGAACACCCGGAAAGCCGGGAGCTGATGGAAAGACCCCGTATCTACATATCGCCTACGCAAACAGTGCAGATGGCAAGACGGGATTTTCCACCACGGATGGTACAAATAAGCTCTATATCGGGCAGTACACGGATTATACACAGGCAGATAGTACAGATGCTACGAAGTATACATGGACAAAGATCAAAGGCGAACAAGGGGAACGTGGGCTACAAGGGCTGCAAGGAGAAAAAGGCGAACAGGGGATTCCTGGAACAGCTGGTGCGAATGGAAAGACCAGTTATTTCCACATCAAGTATTCTTCTGTGGCAAAGCCGACAACGTTCAGTCAGATGACAGAGACGCCGTCTGCTTATATTGGAACTTATGTGGACTTTGTACAGGAAGATTCTACAGATCCTGCAAGATATACCTGGTCGCAGTTTAAAGGATCGCAAGGCGTAAAAGGAGATCAGGGAATTGCTGGTAAGAATGGTGCAGATGGGAAAACAAGTTATTTACATATCGCCTACGCAAACAGCGCAGATGGAAAGACAGGGTTTGATGTTTCGAATAGCGCTGGGAAGTTTTATATTGGACAGTATACAGATTTCACGCAAGCGGATTCTACAGACCCGACGAAATACGCATGGACAAAGATCAAAGGCGAAAATGGAAAAGACGGAACAAACTCAAGAAGCTACATCCTGGAAGCGTCCGATACCGCTATTAAAAAAGGTGCAGACGGAGCTTTAACACCATCTAAAATAACATTCCGGTCGTTTTATCGAGATGGAGACAGTGCGACAAGGATACCATATAATGGTAGATTTAAAATCGAAGAGTCAACCAACGGAACATCATACTCCGTGAAATACACCTCATCTGCGAACGAAAGTGCAAAGGAGTATACACCGACTGCAACTGCGAAAATACTCCGTTGCACGCTTTACAGCGCAGACGGGACTATAAATGCTTTGGATACGCAGAGTGTTGTTGTGCTTACGGATGTGGATAATTTGGAGATTGGCGGTAGGAATTTACTATTAAACACAGGGTTTAATACTTTTAACCATTGGATTAAAGGTAGTAATACAAAATCTCTCCAGATGGTTAATGGATGGTGTGAAGTTACGATTGGTGGGACATGGTCTGGATTTGTTCAAGAATTTATACCAGAAAAAAATGTTGAATACATAGTGAGTTACGAAGCGTATCTGGTAGACACTGTTGCTGAAACTGCTGTGTTAGAAACAGATTTTGGTACTCCAGATCAAAATCAAACAATTAACAAAACGCCTGCAAAATATTCATTGAAATTAAAATATCCATCTACATCTTTAAATGGAAAAATAGATTTCATGTTATCAAATAATGAAGTGGGTAAAAAATGGAGAATTCGAAATATCAAACTTGAAAAGGGTAATAAAGCCACAGACTGGTCTCCCGCTCCTGAGGACATAGAAACTTTAGTAGTAACATTGTCCAACGATTCCCAAACAGTAGTAACAGACACAAACGGAAACGGTGGAAACTTTATAGATTGCTCTACAAAAGTGCAGGTTTACAACGGCGCACAGGACGTTTCAAAAGTCGCTACTTACACCGTAACAAAATCCTCCGGAATTGCTGGTACATGGGATTTAAGTACACGTACTTACAAGGTATCCGCTCTATCTACGGATAACGGATGGGTTGACATTAAAGTAACATACAACGGAAATTCTATCACAAGACGGTTTACGGTTTCGAAATCGAAACAGGGCGCGCAGGGAGCAACGGGACCTCAAGGGGTAACTGGAAACGGAATAAAATCTATCACGAATTATTATCTTGCAACGGCAAGCGGAAGCGGTGTGTCGGCGTCCACATCAGGATGGACTACAACTGTACAAGCAATAACGGCGTCAAAAAAATATCTGTGGAATTATGAAGTTGTTGCCTATACAAATGGTAGCACGTATCAATCAGCACCATGTATCATCGGAGTATACGGTGATAATGGAGCGACCGGTGCTACAGGGCCAAGTGGCATAATTGTATCTTCTGCGGCTCCGGTGAATCCTGAAGTTGGCCAGTTATGGCAAACAGCCTCCGGTCAGCCGATCAAGCGGTGGGATGGAAGTAAATGGGTGATCCATTATATTTCTGTTGATAACTTAAACGCACAGACTTTAAGTGCGATAGCGGCAGATCTTGGAACTGTAACAGCCGGACTTATTAAGGATAAGAATGGAACAATGCTTATCGATGTTACATCCGGAAAGATTATTAGCAAGAAAATCGTGCAAGGAGCAGTGGAAAATGTTGCGTCATTGAGTAATGCGTATTTGGCTTTCTCCGGTAAGGCTCCGACAACAGATCGAGCTACTATGAGCGTGAACTTGCAAAACATCATGTTTACAAATGAAAATACGGGAAAAGCAACGACAATCCAGTTTGAGGATGAAATGATATATGCAAGAAATTCTGTATCCCCACGTATAAGCATATATGCGTATCGCAATTACGATTCCGGCACCGTGAAAGGTCCATATACAAGCACAAACTCCGCAAATAACATCCGTGTAGAGTTAAAAAGGAGAGGGTGTATGGTAACATGTAATATCACAATGCTTGCACAATTTCCGAACAGCGGAAGTTTCGGAGCGTTTGATGAGGTGCGAATCCCTATTGGGTATCGCCCGGTGCTCGACATCAGAACACCTTACAACG